TGCTCCTTCTGGATACCTGAGGATCCATTGGGATCATCAAACCCATGTGACTTATCTAAAGCACCAACAGTTGGGAGAGTGCCAGTTGGTTGAGTACAAACCCATTGCTTGGATCCATCTTCATCAACATACCAGATAAACAACCTTCCTGTCTGATTAGAATACCAGAGGTCCCCAGCAACTAATTCCTCAAGTTCTACATTTGGTTCAATAACACCAAAATAAGTTGTGGATCCCAATGAAGTCAAAACTCCACTTTCAGTTTTATCTAACTTTTCATCTGCATACAATCTTAATAGGTGTTGGTCATCCTCAGACAGAATCTCCAACATTTCTTCTGTATTAACATTATAATTCTTAAGAATAATGTTACCTTGATTATCAATAATGTTTGGGATAAGAATCAGTTGCTTCCTGTTATCTCTGATTGTGTCTCCATATTGTATGAGGTTTTTGGATGTAATAATGATAGTAACATCACTGGTTTCCACATCATAATCCCACACAACGCCTTTTGCATAAGATGAGGAAATGATTCCAGTACCTCTAACAAACACATGTGACCTGTCACCAATAAACTCACTTCCATCTGGATTCAGGAACTGACAGGCATTCAAATTAACAATCTGAATGTGTGAGATAACAACAGTTCTAATATCTTCACCCACAGAGTCCTTAACTGGTTCTCCCTTAATGAAAGACACTCTACCTTCTGCACCTGCACCACCAGTGTCATAATTATCAACATAAGTGATATCACCAACTTTAGTGGTGTTTGGTAATCCACTCTGTACAACAATCTCAGAAACTGAACCAGATAATGTATCTGAGATCTCAACTTCTAATTCATCCTTAGTGGATGTCAGATATCTGTTCCTGTATCTTTCAACATCATCATAATTGAATACCAGTTTTGTCTCATCATAAGAACTTGCTGCATCATAAACAACAGTGTTGATAGGAACAAGTGATTCATTGATTTCTACACTGACCTGTTGTGATAATGGTCTGTTACAGAAGGTAGGACCAATGATATATGGATATTCAGGTTCACCTTGATATGTTGTTGTAACAAAGTACGCTCTTATTCCATCAGGGTACAATTCCTGTGGGAAGTCAGGTGTGTTACAGATTACTGAGTTACATTCATCCAGAAGTCCTGGATATTGTCCATCAATCTTATCTGGTAATCTTGCATAAGCGAGATACTCCTTTCCAGATGGATTTGTCTTGATTCTCTCTGGAATCTCTGTATCAATATACTTTCTTTGTAAAAGTTTTTGTATTGCTGCATCTGGGTCATATGTGTAATCCTCAATGAAAGTACCCATATAATAGGTTGCCTCATCAGGAGGAAGTGTTCCAACTGTATCAAAGTTGCCACCACCAGCAATAAGTTCAGATCTGTCTTCTGCTAACACATAAGAACTTCTGTAATGGACATATCCATCAGAACTGTCATGTTTGTTCGCATAACCATAAGATCCATAAATTGGGTTACCATCATACGCCCAACCTAAGATTGGGGAGTGATTATTGGGCACTTCCTCTAAGAAGTCAGCAAGTTTGTCTGGTTTGATAATATATCCATAATCTGACCTTACATCTTCTTTATTCTCAAAAACAAACCCATTGTTGATATCATAGTTCCAATTTCTTGTTTCTACAATTTGGTAGTGTCTATCAAAGTGATAAAACTGAATAAATCCCTCAACTTCTGCATTTTCGCCTTTTGAGGTAATTACACAATAAGTGGAATCTGGATCATAGTCAATTCCAGGATAAACTACAGAAACACTGGTAATTTCACCATCTGCAATTTCACATGAGAAAACTGCACCTTTTCCTCTACCAGATGCATCAACTGCACTGATAGTAGGTACATCATTGTAAAAACGACCTCCACCTGCTAAATTCGCTTTTGTAATCCTTCCAAACTTGTCATAATTGAATAATATGTCTGCACCCTCTCCTCCACTGATTCTGACTTCAGGATTAGAGGTGTAATTTGTTTTTGTCTCATTTGTGATTCCAACAACTGTTCCCTCATCCAAAATAATGGTTTCATCCACTTTTTGGCCATCAATCACCAAAGTGGGATTCACATAACCAGTTCCACCCGCTAAAATCTTATAATGAGTGATTGAACCTTGATAAACCTTGTGTGGGTCATTACAACTGTAAGCAGGAACACCATCAACAAACAAACCAATGGCATCTGTGCCTTTAGTCAGAATTTGCTCATTTGGAAGGATTCTTTCTCTTCTGGGAATGACATGGAGTTGGTTTTTGCCAGTTAACTCAGGACCAACTGATAAATCAGATTTTTTGCCTTCAATCACCAAACTAAAGGTATCTGAGTCACTCATAAGATCCTCAAACTTCTCTGTACCTAAAAGTTCAATGTCCCTGTTACTAAATGGTCCAATAGTGAACATTGGGAGGTTAGAGGATGATGCAAACACATATTTGTCATCAAAATAAATGCCACTTATTCCATAAGTGTAATTACTAACAAAATTGACAAATCTTATCCTGTCTGTTTGTGTTGCAAGAAAATCATCATAGTTCTCAATAAGAGAACCCATAATTGGTTCCCTGTAGTCAATTCTACCTGGTCCATTAGGAGTTACAACATCAGAGGTTGTATGTAACAACCCTGGATCATGAACCTTAACAGATTTTGCTAATCCAAGTGGGAATGACCTTGAGCAGTGAGTTTGTCCATCAGAATCAGTAATATACCCTTCATAATAGTAAGGACCCATAACAGTGGTCCCATCATGATGAGGAGCATCAGATCCAATGTACCCACGCTTACAATCAAAGAACTGATTGAAGGACTTTGACCCATAATAGATACCTTCACCCCCAACCACAACAACACCACTGTCAGGGAACCCCAGAGTGGTCTCTACAGTGATTGTGTAAACATCCACCCCATCATCATCTGTTCCATACATGAACAGTGGTCTTGTTAACTTGGTTTTGGGGTTAGCAACAGTTTCCCCATTGATATTGTCCTTCTCAACATAAATTTCATATTGCACTTCATCTTCATAAGAATAATGTGACGCATAATCAACAATAATGGATCCATAGATCTTATTATCATTATATGACTTCAGTTGTAACTGAGATCCAATCAATTTGTCTGGATTGGTGGCAGGAAACTCCTGATTAGACAATGGGAAGGATACTGGTACTAATCTCAGTAACATTCCTTCATACCAAGTGGAATCAGAAGGAATAATCATCCTGTCTCCAGGATATGACACTTCTATGTCATTCTCAGCATAAAGAATCTTGAATAACGCTTTGATACCAAGTTTAGTGCCCTTGGACTGAAAGAAATCTCTAATATTTTCTAATACAGTAGATCTGTCAATTAGTTTAGAAACCTTCTTAGCATCAAACCCCTCCGCAAAGGTTTTATGGATGATATCCAAGAAAGCAGACATGAAAAGTCCACTTAAGTTGTAAACTTTGGCACCAGGGAAGTGACTTGCTGCCTCAGTGGTTTTATACACTGATTCAGTAATAAGATTTCCTAATAATGTTGTTCCAGACGCCCCTCTTTGGAGATCATAAAAAATATTACCTGTTCTGTAACGATATAAGATGATTTCATCATCAATCATCAAAATTCCATCTTTTTCTGGAAATCCTTCTCCAGAAAAGAGTACCAGTTTCTCATCTTCGTAACTGGCAAGTAATTGTCTGGACTTATCTAACTGGATTCTACTTTTATTGGTATCAATTGAATTATCCAACTCAGTATTGATGAGTGGAATGTAAAGTTGTTCTGTGGATTCAGTTGTATCATTGAATTTCTGGGAAAGATAAGAAAATTCAGTGATTGGTTTGGCATAGGTATCTAAATCCCTATACTTCTGTAAGTTTTGTAATAAATCTTGAGAAAACCCAATGCGCTCTTCACTTTGTTCTGCATATTCCATGAACTCCACAAATCTTGTGTAGTTCTCGACAATCCACAGAGGTAGAGTGGTGTCAACTTGTGATGATGGAGTTACCTTCTTATCAAAATTCATTGTTTGGCAATCTTATTGTCAATAGAAGCACCGATTGAGGATTGTGCAATATCCATATTCAAGAATACTGATTCTTTAGCAATAATGTCCTGATTTCTCGGAATTGCTCGAATCTCAATCAACTCATTATCAGTGGTAACGTTGATAATCTTGATCGGTACCTTATACCCTAGGTAAATGTCACCACTCTCGTAATCAACTGTCCCAAAGTAGTTATCTTTGATAATCTTATCATTTGTTTCAGTGTAGAAGAAGGTTCTGATGTTACCTTTAGTATCATCCTCCATGTAATAAACCCTCTCATCAAAGATATCATTGATCTCCATCCTAAATCCTGTAGAACTAACAACAGGGTGGTTACAATCCAACTCAAAGGGGTTAGAGAAGCAGATAGAGTAAGTGGCATCAGTGTTAATCACTGGTTCGATGTCCTTTCTCAACCTAAAGGTGGTGTTGTTCCTTGTAATCGAGTTATCTGAGTCATCAATCATACCAATAATGAGTGAGTACCTTGCTGCACCCCCAAATTTGGAGACAACTGAACTCTCTTTGTATGAGGTTAGGGTATCCTTGACACTTGAGACAATGGCAGAGGAGTCTTTATTGGTTCTTGACTCATCATAGAAGACAGTAGACACTATTTCTACATTCACAACGTCTGGATCCACAAAATTAAGGTCCAGTGAAGCAATTCTGTAAGGTTCTAGTGAACTTTTGATATAATTTTTAGTGATTGTTGAGATTTTATCACCAGTTGTGGGTTTGACTGCAATATAAATCCTTCCATATTGTGGAATGTCCAGTGTTTCTCCACCAAAGACATAAATGTCATCAACAGCAGGGAAAATTTGACGAATTATTGATTCATAATCCTCTGTTGTAACACATCTTGTCTGTGCTGCGTAATGTTTTGGTGCTCTGTGCTTGATTGAATGTAAATCTTCAATTTCTGAACCAGAATTCATTACATAAAGATCAGTCAGGATAGAATCTTCATTAACACGACCCCCATAGGAATCAAATACCTTACCAATGAAGGTATAATTATTCACATC